CAAGCGAAACTAAAAGCACCTAAAGGACAGACAAACACATTCGGTAAATACAAGTATCGCTCATGCGAAGACATACTTGAATCACTTAAACCTGTATTGAGCGGTAAAGCCTCTATCACTATTACAGATGAAATCGCTCTAGTCGGTGACAGGTACTACATAAAAGCAACAGCAACGTTCAAGAGTGACGAAGAAGAGGTATCTGTTACAGGGTTTGCGAGAGAAGCAGAGAATAAGAAGGGAATGGATGCCTCACAGATAACTGGTGCAACGTCCTCATACGCTCGAAAATACGCCCTGAACGGCTTATTCGCCATAGATGACACGAAGGACGCAGATACCAAAGATAACTCAAAAGAGGGGCAATTCAACGAAACACATCAGCAGAAACTCGACAGTATCAATACTACCGAAGCCCTGAAACAATATTGGGAAGCAAACCAATTCCTAGGATCAGCGTTTGGAAAAGCAATAACAGCACGAAAGAAACAGATTGAAGATATTGAAAACGCCACAAAAGACGTATGATAATACACGACGCAACCGAAGAGGTAGATGAACAACCCCCAGAACGCGATGAGATTGAGGAGAACGTACCCAACGATGAGCCAAATAAAACAGATTTTTCATTAAAACTAGACTTATGGAGCTGATAAAAGACAGTGTAAATAGCATAGTAGAGGCAATTTCTGACATGGACTTGCCACAAAAAGTAGAGTCCTTAAACTATATCCGGGCAGCTCTTCACAAAGTGAGTCCGTTCAAAGATGAGCCTGTAGACAATATTCGGTGGGTTCGTAATGAGGAGGTAGTGGCAAATGACTACAACCCAAACAGTGTAGCTACACCAGAGATGAAGTTACTTAAGTTATCTATCGAGGAAGATGGGTACACCCAACCAATAGTTACATGGTCCAAGGATAGTCAATTTGAAGTTGTTGATGGATTCCATAGAACAAGGGTATGTAAGGAATATGAGGATATAAAGGCCAGGGTACATGGGTATATTCCAATTGTTGTGGCAAATGAGGATAGGCTCGACAGGGGAGATAGAATAGCGTCAACCATAAGACACAACAGAGCTAGGGGTAAACATGGCGTGGATTCAATGTCTGACATTGTTGTTGAGCTGAAGAGAAGAAACTGGAGTGATAAAAAGATAGGTGAAAAATTGGGTATGGATCAAGACGAGGTATTGCGACTTACACAAATAACTGGATTGATAGAGATGTTCCGTGATAGGGAGTTTTCTAATGCGTGGATACCAGAGGAGCTAAAAGAAGGATATGAACAAATCGATTAAAAAAATATACCACCCATATTGGATGTGGGAGGAAAATAAATACTGCATTTGGGACAATAAAAGCAATGAAGGAGTCCAAACAAGGAAGGCCTTTAAGGTTATGAGTAATATGAACGTGTGGGAACAGTGGATGAGGAAAGTAACAAAGGAGTGGAAATATTCGTGTGAACATAATCTTTCAGGGTCAGGTGTTGGGCGAAGATCGTGGCTAGGGTGGGCCGCTGTAGCGTATGCCACAAGTGTACCTAGTGATATTACAAGAATAGCGTGGGGAGGATTAAGCAGGCAGCAACAAGAAAATGCGAATATGATAGCAACAAAAATAATAAAAGATTGGGAATCAAACTATGCCAAAAATATACATAGATAAAGATGTCTACACCGCCGGTGTAGAGAGAGTGTCTTATACATTTGATAATTTTGAAAATATATATGTATCATTCTCTGCAGGGAAAGACAGTACTGTGATGTTGCATATGGTAGCCGATGAGGCAAGGAGAAGGAACCGAAGGTTTGGAGTATTATTGGTTGACCTTGAAGGACAATACAGATTAACGATAGACCACGCAGAAGAAATACTAAAAAAGTACGAAGATGTAGTCGATATATATTGGGTGTGCCTTCCGATTGCATTAAGAAACGCTGTCAGCGTGTATGAGCCTAAATGGATATGTTGGGATGAGGACAAAAAAGACGATTGGATAAGGACACCCCCAGAGGGTGCTATAACAGATATTTCACACTTCGAATTCTTCAAGAAGGGTATGGAGTTTGAAGAATTTGTACCGCTGTTTGGCGAGTGGTACGCCAAAGGAGAATCATGTGCATGTATGGTTGGCATAAGAACAGATGAAAGTCTAAACAGATACAGAACAATAGCGAGTAACACAAAAACAAAGTGGGAAGATAAGCCATTTACGACAAAGGTTACAGATAATGTATATAATGTTTACCCTATTTACGACTGGAAAACAGAGGACATTTGGACTTACCATGCAAAGAACGGGGACAGGAGGCATAATGAATTATATGAACTCATGCATAAGGCTGGTGTCTCTCCCTCTAACCAGAGAATTTGTCAACCTTACGGAGATGACCAAAGAAGGGGATTGTGGCTATTCCACCTTATTGAACCCTATACATGGTCAAAGGTAGTCGCTAGGGTGAATGGTGCTAATTCTGGTGCACTATACGTTCAAGAAACAGGCAACATAAACGGGTATCACAAAATAAAGAAGCCAGAAGGTCACACATGGAAAAGTTTTGCTACGATGTTTTTAGAGTCGCTTCCGCCAGCAACGAAAGAACACTATGAAAATAAAATACTACTTTTTAGGAAGTGGTGGATAGAGAGAGGATACGCTCCCGACATACCAGATGAAGCCGACTATCAACTAGAAATGAAAAGGGATGTCCCTTCATGGAGAAGGGTGTGTAAAACACTTCTTAGGAATGACTACTGGTGTAAGGGATTAGGTTTTAGCCAACATAAAAGCGATGCGTACAAAAAGTATCTCGAACTAATGAGGGCCAGGAGGGAAAAGGAAGAATATAATATATGATAGTACACGATGTAGTTCAGGGTTCTGAGGATTGGTTCGCTTGCAGGATCGGTAGAATGACCGGATCACATGCTCAAGAAATCAGTGCAAACGGTAAGGGGCTCAACACCTACATTTACAAGATACTAGCAGAAAAGTCATCTGCCGAAAGAGAAAGCTATACCAATGAACACATGCAAAGAGGAAATGAACTAGAACCTGTGGCACGAGGCATTTACGAGCTAGCCATGAATACACAAGTAAAAGAGGTTGGATTCATTGAGCATGACGAGTATTCAGGGTGCAGTCCAGATGGGTTGATAGATGAGGACGGGGGTATTGAGATCAAATGCCCCTCCGATCCCGTATACTCCAGGGTGCTGATAAACCGGAGGCCTGATTCAAAGTATGCTTGGCAATGCCAGATGGCTATGATGATAACAGGGCGTAAATGGTGGGATCTGGTGTACTTCAACCCGAACTTTGAACAGTCCATGACCACGTTCCGTTTAGAAGCGGACGAGGAAAAGCATGAGAAACTACGTGCAGGGCTGGAGAGGGGAAAGGAACTAATAAAAGAAATAACAAGTAAATTATGAACTTAACAAAAAAACTAGCAACAGTATTGATCGGAACAGTAGGAGTAAACCTTATTATCGGAATCATTGATCCGTACCTAACACTAGAAGCATCTAACATTTGGTATTCGCTTATCGGTGTATCTTATGTAGTAACTGGTATATGGCTACCTATCAGAATCTTAAACGACAAGTAATATGCAAAAAGAAAAAATAACACTACCTAAAAAGTACACAAACAAACAGGGAGAAGAGAAGACGTTTTGGGCAGAAATCGGGAGTATCACAACATTCGACAACGGAGATAAGATCATGGAGCTAAATCACCTGGACGAAACCTACAGGATATTTCCTATGGATAGAGCAGAAAAACCTAACACAGCTCAATCTGAAGCCCCTCAGTGGGAAGGGAGAGAGCAAGCAAGGCAGGCGGTTCAGGGAGACGATATAGATTTAGAGAACATTCCATTTTAATATGAGTACGAGAGCGAAGGGGCGCAGACGTGAAGTGATGGCAAGAGATGAACTGATAGAACAGGGGTTCGAGGTTCAACTTGCACCAATGGCTAGTAGATGGCAACGGCAAACAGATATGTTTGGGCTGTGGGATCTTGTAGCTGTTCGCCACGACACAGTTCGCTTTATACAGGTGAAGTCCCGAAAGATATACGGGAAACAACTGCTACCCTTCCTCTCGTTCAAATGTCCTCTTAATTGCTCCCGTGAAGTATGGACGTATAAAAAAGGGGAATCAGGGTTTACTATTCAATATCTGTAACCTCCTCCAAGTTGGACACGACAAGCATGGGAGTACGGAAACTTTAGACCGGGCATATGCATGCATACGCTCGCTCTCTAGTAGAAGCTCACTCTCTTGTCCAGCTTAGAGAGGGTTAGCCCCTCTACAGTACGGGGTTTGTGGTTAAGCCCTGTACTGCGGAAAGGTTAATAACTAATAACGTATATGAAAATAACAATAAACGACAAACAAATAGACCTCACTCCTGAACAGGAGAAACAAATCACTGAAGCCTTAGGGCGTGAGGTGACTGTAGGAGATGCTTGGTACGAGCCAGAAGAGGGGGGAGTGTATCATCACTTAGGACGTGGTCGTGCAGGATGTACTCATAACAATGTGTCCCACATACATAACGAAATACTCAAACGCCAACGCGTCTATCGTACCCTCGCCCAAGCTAAAAAAGCCGACGACTACCGCATCGCTGTAACCGCCGTGCAGAAGTACATCATACAGAACTTCGGAGAGTGGAAGCCTGAAATGGTAGATAGCAGGTATTACGTTACATATAGCAAACACCAGGACAGATATTACTCTTTCATAGCGGGACATTTTATCTTCCCTACCGTCATCCCCCCTCTTAAAACCAGAAAACAAGCCGACCAAGTAATTGCTAACTGTGAGGAACATCTTCGAACCATCTTTAATGTATGACCAACAAACAATCGTTTCGTTGACGCTAACAAAACGTACGCCGACTAGCTCGGCAGTACCAAGAGGGGCATGAGGGGTGTGAAACCCTAGACAAGCTCGTGTATCCCTTGGTG